ATTAGTAAATATAACAATTTCCAGATGGCTCGTAAGATTCAATTAAACAGTTTATATGGTGCCCTGGCCAATCAATACTTTAGATTCTATGATGATAGGATTGCTGAAGGGATTACAATGTCTGGCCAGTTAATTATTAGAGATACTGCAAAGGCATTAGATGCTTATATGAATAAAGTATGTGGGACAGATGATGAAATGTATTCTTTTTATAGTGATACAGATTCTTGTTATGTTACATGTAAGAAATTGGTAGAGAATTTCTTCCCAGATAAAGATATAGATAAGGTTGTAGGCCTTCTTGATAAGATAGGCACAGATAAAATTGAACCTGCTATTGCACAAGCAATGACAAAGTTAGGTAATTACACTAATGCTTTTGAACATAAAATAGATTTTAAGAGAGAAGTTATAGCAGATAAAGGCGTATTTGTTGCTAAGAAACGATATGCTTTAAATGTATTAGATGATGAAGGATTGAGATTAAAAGAACCCAAGTTAAAGGTTATGGGTTTAGAGATAGTGAGAAGTAGCACACCAGGCCCTATTAGAGCCTCTCTAAAAGAAGCTGTTAGGCTTATACTTACCTCAGATGAGGAACACTTACAAACATTTATAGAGGAAGCCAAACAGGAGTTTAAAGCTAGAACACCTGAGGATATTGCATTTCCTCGAGGTTGTAATAATTTAAGAAAGTACACCTCAGATGCAGACATATACACAAAAGGAACACCTATACATGTTAGAGGTAGTTTATTATATAATAATTTAATAAAGAAAAAGAAACTTAATCTTAAGTATGAGAAAATACAAGAGGGCGATAAAATTAAATTCTTGTATTTAAAAGAACCTAATAATATTGGTGAGAATACTATTGCATTTGTAACAAAACTCCCTAAAGAGTTTGATGTTGACAAATATATAGATTATGATTTAATTTTCCAAAAGGCATTTGTAGATCCTTTGGAAAACATTTTAAAACCTTTGGGGTGGAACACAGAACCCCAAGCAACATTGGAGGATTTATTTGCATGAGACACGGAAAAGATAGGCCATACTCTGCCACAGGAGGTAGAAAAGCCAGGCGTGAACGAGCATTAGAGCGTTTACAAAAAACTAAATTTACACCCAAGACAATGTCTAACGGGAAGGAAAGAAATGAAACGAACTGGACAGAGAAAAAAGCAAATCAAATTGAAACGCTTGAAGGAAGAATTAAGACATCAGACACAAAGGGGTATGTTTCAAGAGAAAACCGTTAAGGACCAAGCAGAGAGAATAGAAGAACAATGGAAGAAGATACAAGAATTACAAGAGTCGCTATTATCGGATACGGATTTGTAGGTAAAGCTACAGAATACCTGTTACAAAAACATATAGACGGAAAACAAGAGGTCTTTATTCACGATCCTTACCTTAGGGTTGATTATACAATTGATAATTGGGCAGAAATAGATTATGCTTTTATTTGTGTTCCAACTAACCTAAAGCACGGAAAATTAGACACTTCTATTATAGATAATATACTGTCTACGCTTTATGTTGGAATTATACCAGTGATTAGAAGTACAATAGGTCCTGATCAATGTATCAAATACGCTAATAAAGGTTGTATTATTATGCCAGAGTTTTTAAGAGAAAATCATTGGAAGGAAGATGTAGACGATCCTAATATAGATCTTCTTATAGGACATCATAATCATAATGAATTTGTTGACCTAATGTCATGTGGAAGTAAATTTGTAAAGCCGGTAACACCGTGCCAAGCAAGTGCTATAAAACTATTTAGAAATGCTGCACTAGCAGTTAAAGTAGGATTAGCAAATGACTTCAAAAATATATGTGAAGCGTATGATATCGATTATGATAACATACAAGAGTTTTTAGAGAACGATGAAAATCTAGGAGGCACACATTGGGCTGTCCCAGGACCAGATGGAAAGGTAGGATTTGGTGGTACTTGTTTACCAAAAGATTTGACTCATGCTTCTGGATTGTGCTATACTGATTATAATATTATGAATACGGCCATATGGGCTAATAAACACAGGAGAGATGATGAATAAATTACTTGATAGAATCAAGCAAAATTCTACGATAAAGGAAACAGATATACTGACTGAATCTAAGTTCTTTAATGAACAAGATATGATACAGACATCTGTTCCAGCAGTGAATGTTGCTTTAAGTGGGAGGTTAGACGGAGGATTGACACCAGGTTTAACTGTATTTGCAGGACCTAGTAAACATTTTAAAACAGCGTTTGCTATGTTATTGGCAAAGTCATATTTAGACAAATATGATGATGGTGTTGTTTTATTTTATGATAGTGAGTTTGGAGCTCCTCAGTCTTATTTTGAGACTTTTGAGATTGATACGAGCAGGGTAGTGCATAGTCCTATTTCAGATATTGAACAATTAAAACATGATATTATGCAACAGTTAAATACTTTTGAAAGAGATGATCATGTTATGATTATTGTAGATTCTGTAGGCAACTTAGCTTCTAAGAAAGAAGTAGAAGATGCTTTAGAAGGTAAAAGTGTTGCTGATATGACAAGAGCTAAACAAATGAAGTCACTGTTTAGAATGATTACACCTCATTTAACAATTAAAGATATACCTGCTATTGTAGTTAATCACACATATAAAGAGATAGGCCTATTCCCTAAAGATGTGGTTAGTGGTGGAACAGGCATTTACTATTCAGCAGATAACATTTTTATTATTGGTAGACGACAACAAAAAACAGGATCAGAAGTTACAGGTTATGAATTTGTAATTAATGTTGAAAAGTCCAGATTTGTAAGAGAGAAATCTAAAATCCCTGTAGAAGTTACATGGGAAGACGGAATTAGTAAATGGTCTGGTTTACTTGATATGGGATTAGCATCTGGCCATGTAATTAAACCTAGTAATGGTTGGTATCAGAAAGCAGACCCTGATACAGGAGAGATACTTCCTGAAGTTAAAGTTAGACTAAAAGATACACAGAAGAAAGAATTCTGGTTACCTATATTATCTGATAAAAGATTTACTAATTGGGTGCAGAAACAATATACAATAGGCTCTGTGGATATGATAACAGAGGAAATTAGTGATGAAGATATCCAACAAGAATACGACAAAGTGTGATAGGTGTGAAAAACCTATAAAGAAAAAAGATAAAGCATATTGTTTTCATAATGACGAACAAGAGGTGTATATTTGTGCACCTTGTGTCGTTGAAGTGTTTAATGACTATAAGGATAAAGTTTAATGCTTGATACAGTTATACTCGTTAATTTAATTAGGAATGAAGATTATTCTAGGATAGCTCTACCTTTTATTAAAGACGAATATTTTGGTGATGAAGAACATAAGTACGCTTTTATAAAAATTAAAGAATATATAGAAGAATATAATGTTCCTCCTACATTAGAAGCAATGTCAGTTGCATTTGATAGAGGCACAGAATCACAAAGAAAACTTCTTGGCATAATTTTTGATTATAAACAAGAGAATCAAGAATTAGATTGGCTAGTAGATCAGACAGAAAAATTCTGTAAAGATAAAGCTGTATTTAATGCAGTATTAGAAGGCATACAAATCATAGACGGTAAATCAAAGGATAAAACTCCTGACGCTTTACCTGATTTATTAACCGAAGCATTACAGGTAGGATTTGATACTAGAATAGGCCACGATTTTATTGAAGACGCTGATAAGAGAATAGAGTATTATAATAGAGTAGAGGAAAAAATTCCTTTTGATATAGAACTGTTTAATAAAATAACAGACGGTGGTTTATCAAATAAGACACTAAATATAGCATTAGCAGGTACTGGTGTAGGTAAATCCCTGTTTATGTGTCATATGAGCACTGCATGTTTAAAACAAGGTAAAAGAGTATTGTATATTACAATGGAAATGGCAGAAGAGAGAATAGCAGAAAGAATAGATGCTAACCTTATGGATATTACAATGGCTGCTGTCAGAGATTTAGCAAAAACGGAAGAAAGATTTAGAAATAAAATTAGCAGTCTAAATGAAGAATATGAGGGTAGATTACTTATTAAAGAATATCCTACATCATCAGCACATACAGGACATTTTAAAGCTTTGATTAATGAACTTAAATTAAAAAGAAACTTTCATCCAGACATTGTTTTTATTGATTACTTAAATATATGTGCAAGCTCTAGAATTAAAACAGGGAGTAATTCTAACTCTTATACAATTATTAAGAGTATAGCAGAAGAAATTAGAGCACTTGCAGTAGACTTAAATGTTCCTATATTTAGTGCTACACAGACAACGAGAGCTGGTTTTGGAGCTACAGATGTATCCTTAACAGATACCTCAGAAAGTTTTGGTCTTCCAGCTACAGCAGACTTGATGTTTGCTATTATAAGTACAGATGAGTTAGAACAGAATGGCCAGTTCATGATTAAACAATTAAAAAACAGATATGCAGATCCTACATTTAACAAAAAATTTATGGTAGGTGTAGATCGTGCAAAAATGAGAATCTTTGACACAGATCAAACTTCTCCAGCATTGGGTCCTGATGAAGCATTATCAGATTCAGGACAAACCGACTCCACACCAGTTTTTGACAGAGGTAAATACGATGATCTTAAATTTTAAAGATTTAGAATTTGATGTTCTAGATAATGTTTTAGCAAAAAGATATAGTCAATTCCTTAAAGAGCATGTACATGAAACAAAAGAGTTTTATTTCATGGGTGATAGAGAAGATGTAATTCTTGCAGAAATTGATAAGATTGTTTATATGTTAGGAAAAGAGCCTACAAGAAATATGAACAAATTACATGAATACTTCGCAGATCACGATGACGAAGAGGAAATGTCTCGCTTGAATAATCTCATTCATTATTATGAATTAGTGATTAATAATTTTCCACCTAGATGGGGAATGATGAATGGACATTCAACACTAGAATTATTTCCAAAAGACTATGAGTACTTTACATTGGAAAGACATCCAGGTTGGCTATATATTAGTTACCCTCATGTAGGGAAACATTTTGCCGAGATAGCCTGGAGTAACGATTATAATATAGAGGCACATCAATATGTTCCACAAGAATTTATGAGGCCAAGTTTTCACATATGGTTGGGTGATCCATTATCAGTTGAAAATATAAACTTGTTCCAACCAAGGCTACAAATGGCTCATGATAAATTAAAAACCAAATTGGATTTGCCTGATCTAGACGATCCAACACTAAGATGTGGATATATTCCGTTTGCTAAACTCAAAGATGATATAAATACTAATGACCTTACAAATTATTTTTTAAAGTGTAAGAGTAATAGTAAACATCAATGGGAGTTATTTAAGGAAGATGCCAGATAAAAGAGAAAATTTCGTAGAGATAAGTTTAGACGAATATGAAGAATTAAAAGCGCAAATACCTAGCGATGAACCAGAAGCAGTAGATGCAAAACCTTGGTGGAGTGCACCTGACGATAGAGGATGGATTTGGATTGCACCAGAGTATTTTAGTAGATGGAGGTTATTTCCTCGTGCATTTATTAGCATGTATATCTACTTGTTATTTAAGGTAGTAACTTGGTTCATGAATTTACCAGCACCTATAGCAGAACAGTCTGCTCTAGTAAGTGTTATTGTAGGAGCTGGAGCAGCATGGTTTGGGTTGTATGTAAATAGTACATCAACAGAGCATAAGAAGGGATAACATGCCTGAGATAATTTTATCAGATTTCTATGTAGAGTTCATAGGCTTTTTACTAACCTTAATCGTAGGGTTGAGTATTAGGGACGCAGCTACATCTTTTGTTAAGGGCGCAAAGTTTAGATTAAACAAAGCATTCTTAGAAGGTGATAAAGTTATATTAGACGGCCAGCCTGCACTTATTGTTAAAATAGGTTTAGGCGAAACAGTTTTCGGAATCTATGGAGAAGATGGATATACATGGAGGTATGTTCCGAATACTAGAATAGAGTTTTTAAAGTTAGAGAAAATAGTAGATCCTGATTTGCACAGGGATACAGATCAAGAAAGAGCACAAAGATTAGTTGATTCTTTACAAGATGCTAACATTAGAAAAAATGGAGATGAAATTGCAAAAATTAAAAATGGAGATAAGTGATGCCCCCAAAGTTCAAGCCAAGCGCTAAAGAAAATATTAGAGGTAAAGATGGTAGATTAACCGGAAGAACCCAAATCAAACATTATTATTTGAAACAAACCTCAACCGAGGAAATAATAAAGGCCATAAATACAGGCAAGAAGAAACATAGAAATAAATTTGTTAATGAATTAAACAGACGTGGAGTGAAATTAGTATGGAAGACGGAAGAAGAGATAGCGACGGCGTAGTAGGTTTAGGTGGACATTCAGATGTTCCTCTAGATGAGACCAAAAAAGCACACATTCAAAAGCCTGGTGCATTAAAAATATATGATGGCGCTTTGAGTCAGGATTTTTCAGATGATCTTATTGAAATATTTAATAAGAATGAGGCAAGTGTCGTAACTGAAGAAAACGAAAACTACAAATACCAAGAATACAACTACACACTTAATCACAAAGATGAAGAAATCCATGAGAGATTAATGGCTCATATAGGCGAACTGTATAAGCATTATCTTAAAGATCTTAATTTGGGTAATATGATTAAAGTGTCAGGGTTCGAAGAACTTAAAATCAAAAAGTTTGAAGAAAAAGATGGATTCTGTAATTTATATTTAGATACCATAGATCATGCCAGTGCTATTCGAGCAGTATCTTTTGTCTTCTTTTTAAATGAGAATGAGGGTAATATAGATTTCCCTGTACAGAAAATAGGTGTTGAACCTGTAAAAGGTAGGGTAATAATACACCCAAGCGGCTGGGAATACCCTAAAACACACCACAAATCCAACTTTCACGACAAATATATACTAGAAACTTTCTTACATTTAGCCTAAGTTACTGATATCACAGAGGAAAAGATTTGAAAAAGTGCTTGACTTATGGTCCGCCAGAGTGCATAATGTATGTATATTAAATAAAAAGGTATAAAGATTATGACAGAATGGAACGATTTATCAGAAAAAGACCAATTACTTACTTATATAAGTGATACTCATAAAGATGCTTACGGGTTTAGACCTAGAGGCCTTTACAATGATATGTCTGTTCCACAGCTTAAGGTTGAACTTGATAGACTATGTGAGGCAGCTTCTGAAGAAGCAGAACGCATACATAATATTGAGAAACAATCTTGGTTGGATCTTAAAAGTCATTATGCCGATTTAGTTAATATGGGAGCAAAAGACTTTAGACAAGCTCTTGCTTGGGACATGCAAGCTGAAGATGTGGAATCATGGGACTTTGGGTTCTATTGTTACCACAAAAGGATTGCATACTCTAAGCAAAGGATATTGGAGAGGTTAGCAGCTTAATTGCTGTTTTGGTCCTATTAAGTGTTGACTCTTGGTGTACAAGAGTCTATAATATGAGTATAAATTAGAAATGGAGAAACGCTGTTATGACAGATCAACTATTTAAGTATGCAGGCTATAGCGTGACTGAAAAAGGCCAAACAAAGGCAAGATTCGGAAACGATATGGTTTCACGCATAAAGAAACTTACGGCTAAAGGCAACCAAGATACTTGGTTCGCTGAATTGCCGGAAGCTATGACCAAGAAGCAAGCATCTAATTTCTTACTTGAGAGGGAAGACATTAAGTCTAACTTTGATGTGAGAGATGCTCTGCAGAAGGTTGTATATAGGAATGTGCCTAAAGGAACAACTCGTGTTGTTAACGCTGGCGCATCAACTGGCAATTCTGCCAACAATAATATGGAGAGCTAATATGGCTAATCGTAAAGTGAGCCAACAGCAAAAAGTTTTAAACTTTTTAGCTAATGGCAACAGCTTAAGCAATGCAGTAGCAACGCATAAGCTAAAAGTAAATAGACTTCCTGCTAAGATTAATGTTCTTAGAGGACAGGGATATCCTATTTACACGAACACAAACAATAGAGGCAATGCCACCTATCGTTTGGGTACGCCTAGTAGAGCAATGGTAGCAGCAGCATTTACTGCTGGTGTTTCATTCAGCTAAACTAGCATCAATGGAGCACTATAAGTCGGGAACTAGCGCATGTGCTCCATTACATTTTTGAGGTTTGGTACACCGAGGTCGTCCGAGGCCAAAAGACCAACATAAATAAAAGGAGAGAGCGAGAACCTCATTAAACTACGAAAGACAAAATACAAAAAAGTCCTGGGCAAGATAAAGACTTCCAAAAAGGCCCACTAATTTTAAAGGAACACAAATGGTAGACACAGTAGGAATAGAATTAATTGAAGCATTAAGGCAAAAGTATAAAGGTGAAATTGCCACAGCAAAAGCTAATGTGGGTGTTTATATAGATAATCCAGCAGGGATTGGAGAGCACCCAGATATTGTTGCAGCCATAGATACACAAATAGAGCTTATAGCAAACAACCAGGAAAAGTTAGATATTCTTAACAGTAGAAGATTTAACTTTGCAGGAGATAAGTACCCGGTAGAATGATGGCTACTTCCTTTGGTAACGAATTTTTTAAAGCAGAAGTCTCACCACTAGAGGTGCCAGACGGAATGTTTAAAGTAGAATTTTTTGATAAAGATAATTTGATCTTTACAGAATATGTAGGTGATAGAAATATTGCAATTGAAACAGCAAAATCGTTCGTTAGACAAAGGGAGAAATCATATGGCCAATAATGTATATTCTACTATACAATTTGAAAAAGGAAACAATGACGCAGAACATGAATTCATAAGAATATTTGAATTCATAGAAACTTTTGACGAAAAAGGATTAGAGTTTGCAGACTTCTTTAAAACTAATGAAGAAATTGTAGATAACGAATTTATGGAAACATGGGTTGGCCCTAGAAAAGCAGAAGTCACAAGTTTCATGGGCACACAGGTAGAAGTAAAATCTGCCTGGATATCACCTCATAAATTTTTAGAAATTTTAATAGAACATTTAAGATCATATGATCAGGATGTTTTATTAAGCATGCAATATGAAGATGAATTCCTTAATTTTTGTGGTGTGTATGTTAATGAACAGAATTTTGAAGAGTCAGGTGGGTGGTTTAAAGAAGGATATGATAAATTAAATGACCCTGATTTAGACTTTTTAGAGTATGTAGAAGACATTCAAATAGAATGGTTAGATGAATTGTGTTAATTTTATGTTGATAAGATGTTTCGAGGATATATAATGCGGTTTGTGGAAAAAATGGAAACACCTAGTACACAATCTCCTACTCCTTGCGGTATGCTATCTAACGGAGGAAAACTTGAGGCTTGTTAAGACGAATTCAAACAAAGGTCAACAAGAAATAGAGATGGAGATGGATTTATGAGGTTAGATTACAAAGACTGTGGCAAAATTGGCATTACCTGTAGCACATTTGATTTGCTACATGCAGGGCATGTTGTAATGTTAGAGGAGGCCAAAAGACATTGTGATTACCTAATAGCAGCGCTGCAAGTAGATCCTACTGTTGACAGAAAAGACAAGAACAAGCCAATTCAAACCATAGTAGAGAGACAAATACAATTAGCAGGTGTAAAATTTGTAGATGAGATAGTCATGTACAATACTGAAAAAGACTTAGAGGACTTATTTTTAACCTTACCTATTAATGTAAGAATTATAGGCGAAGAATATAAAAGTAAGGAATTTACAGCAAAGGCAATATGCCATCAAAGGAAAATTGAAATAATTTATAATAAGAGAGATCATACTTTTAGTAGCACCTCTCTAAGAAAACGCATAGGAGCAAAATAATGAAAGAGATGACAGCAATTCGTAGAGTGGTTAACTGTCTTAATGCTGAGAAAAAAGCATTACATGGTGAATTTAAATCTTATTGGAAACATACAGCCCAAAAAATCGCCTCTAAAAATGATATAGATATAGAGAGTGTAAAAAGTAATTTGGAGTTATATAATGCAAGAACTGAAAATAGTCGCGTCCACTAAGATTTGGGAATCAAAGAATCCTACTAATCCTGATTTTCCTATGTGGCATCCTGTAGGAAGTAATGAGTATGTTATAGGATATTTAGAGTTACCAGATGATATTGAGCCCTCTATAAAAGTGATAGGTGAATATGTTACAAAGTTCCATCACATGTTAGAAGGCCAAACGAGACCTGGTAGTGTCGAGATATTTTCTGGTTACGAGATTTACTTCAAAGACGGATTAACACATAACGAAGCATTTCAACTACAGAATGGAGATACAATTGACTTCCCAGCAGAAGACGTCACTTTACTCACGAAGCAAGAAGAATCATAGGTTAACTGTTGGTTATTCTTATTACGAAGAGCCTGATAGGCTGTGGAAACAAATAGACACTTGGCAATTATGGCCAGGTAATGTTGATATATTCATTGTAGACGATGGCTCAAATCATTATCCTGCCATTGATATCCTCAAAGATTTAAAATTCGAAGATTGGCAACCTACCTTACAACTCTGGAAAGTAACCAGAGACTTAGGGTTTAATTCACACGGTTGTAGAAATTTAATAGCAAAATACGCACAAACAGATGTAATACAATTCTGTGATATGGACATGTTCTTTCACGGTGCTGATATTGCTAGAATAAAAAGTACGATTGTAGAACAAACAGATATTATGCACCACCGATTATACAGAACTTTTAGTCAAACTCATGTGCCACACCCTGGCCATTATAATTGTTTTGCTATACATAAAGATTTGTTTTGGAAAGCAGGTGGGTATGATGAGTCTTTTACAGGACATCACTATGGAGATAGAGAATTTATTGAGAGAGTAAATGCTGTTGAAGGCACAAGAAAATGTAAATCTGAGGTTACTATGACATTAGATAGAAAGGGAAGGCACGGCTCTGTAACAGATGGCCTAGAACATAATATCTATACACCAGGTGATGATGAGTTCTTTTTAGCAGCAGCTGATATAGAGGAAGTTAAAAAACTTGTAGGAACTAAGACAAAGAGATTAGATTTTCCATTCATAAGAATAGTAGACTTATAAATACTGGTATGCGCTTTACTGAATTTTTAAAAGAAGAAAAAGAAGAAGATAAACTGAAGCATCTAGAGCATGTGGAGGATCATGTAATCCATGCTGGACACAAAGGCTTTGGACACGCATTCCATACTATTAATGATGTTCATAATGACTTACAAGGTAAAGGTAATTCTCAGACACAAACTACAATTAAATATGATGGCAGCCCTGCTATTATATTTGGTAAACACCCAGAGAATGGTAAGTTCTTTGTTTCATCTAAATCAGCATTTAATAAAACACCTAAGATAAACCATACGCATGAGGACATAGCAAAGAACCATGGACACGCACCTGGTCTTATGAAGAAGTTAAGTGCAGCATTAGATCACGCACATAAAATAGAACCTAATGGTATATATCAAGCAGACATCATGCACTCTGGAGATGTTAAACATGATAAAAAGAACAATAGAGTTGACTTTACACCAAATACAATTACATATCATGCACCAGCAGATTCTGATCATGGTAAAGCAGCTAAAAATTCTAAACTAGGCCTAGCAGTTCATACAAAGTATGAAGGTAAGACTATAGATACTTTAAAAGCAACTCATGGTGGAATAGATCATGGGGACTTTAAAAAACATAAAGATGTTCATATGATGGATGCTAACCACGATACTAGCACACATAGGTATAGCTTAGAAGATCGTAAACAAGTAGATCATCACTTAGAACAAGCAGTAGCACATTTTAAAGCAACACCTAAAGAACATCACGACACAGTTCAAAAACATGCAGTGGCTAAGAAAACATATATAAACCACACTATACGAACAGGCGAACAATATTCACATGAAGGTTTCGTAGCACATGCCTCATCTAAACATCAAAAGAAGATAGATGGTGTTAAAACAGATGCAGCTAAGGCAAGGCATCAAACAACTATGGATAACACAATAGGTCATATAAATAAGAATAAAGAACACTTTGAAGGCCCTATGAACATGCACAAGCATTTACAGGCAGCAAAGAATATTATTACAAACACCATGTCTCAAAAGTCACAATGGGGGCATGAAATAGCGGGAGCTAAAACTAAACCAGAAGGTTTTGTTGCTATAAGAAACGGCAGACCTTCTAAATTTGTAGATAGAAACGAATTTAGTGCAGCGAATTTTAATAAGGACACTAAGTAATGGCAGAAAAACCAGATAAGCATATAGTATTTTCTTACGGTAGGATGAATCCTCCCACTGCTGGCCATTCAAAAGTAGTAGACAAAGTTAAATCTCACGCAGACTCAATTGGTGCTAACCACGCAGTAGTAGTTAGCCATTCTCAAAACAAAAAAGACAATCCTTTACATCACGAACATAAGAAAGAGTATCTTAAACATATACACCCAGATGTAAACTTTGAACACTCAACAAAAGAACACCCTCACTTCTTAGCACAATTAAAGAAGTTTAATCAAGAAGGACATACACACGCAACAATGGTTGTTGGTAGTGATAGGGTAAAAGATTTTAAGTCTCTTGCTAAGAAGTATAATGGCAAAGAGTACAATTATAAGAAAATTAATATACTTTCAGCAGGCCACCGAGATCCCGATGCTGAAGGTGTTGCAGGAATAAGCGGGACAAAAATGAGAAATCATGCTAGCAATAATGATTTTAAATCTTTTAAGGCAGGATTACATCCTAACCACAGCGATGATCACGCTAAGAGATTATTTAAAGCGACAAGGCAAGGCATGAGCTTACAAAAAGAGGAAAGGGGAATGTTAGATTTCAAAACATTCTTAACAGAACAATGTTAATATTAATTAGATTAGGAATAGCCTGTGTAACAGCAGTATTTGGAAATGCTTTTAGTAAGTGGTTTCTTAATACGAAAGTTGGTGCATGGTTTCAACTTAAAATAGATAAATTAATGAACTTTTTAGCAGAAAGATATGATATTGAAATTGCTAAGAAGGAAGCTAAATGGAGATCAGACTATCCTTTATTAGCTGAAAGAATAGATAAACTTGAGAAAGAGGTCTATAAGAAATGAGTAAGATACTGATAGGTATTATAGTAGCCATGGTTTTAGCATTTGGTGGTTATTATTGGTTAACAGAAAAACGACTTACAGTTTTAACAGAGAATAATGCTAAACTAACTATTGCTGCTCAGACAAACCAACAGACAATAGATAAGCTCACAGAAGACTATGAGCAACAACAGACGCTAAATAAAGAGTTAGGTGTAAAACTTAAAGCTGCAGAAGCTTATGGAGATAACTTGGCCAAGAAATTTAGAGAACATGATTTAACAATGTTAACCTCGAGGAAACCAGGGTTAATTGAACGGAGAGTGAATAGTGCAACACAGAAATTACTTGACGATATGGAGTCTAGTACTGCTACTAGCCCTTAGTGGTTGTAGTTTAATACCAAAAGAAGTACAAGTACAGACAAAGTTCGTTGAAAAACAAATACCAATACAAGGCCACCCTAAAGGTTTAAATTTATTTCCTTTACAGTTTTATGCTGTAACAGAAGAAAATTTTGAAGAATTTAAAGAAAGATTTGGAAAAGAAAATGGTGGTAATATGGTATATTTTGCCTTAAGTGTTCCAGATTATGAGAACCTATCCCTTAACATGGGCGAATTAAAACGATATATAGAACAACAGAAGACTATTATAGTGTATTACGAGCAGTCCATTACAGGCATTAAAGCAGAAGTTACAATAGAAGAAGAAGTAAAAGACTAAGGATGTATAAATAAGAGTATGAAGACTTTTTTAGAAGCTAGAAAGATGTATGACGGTGGCCGAGCAGCTAAGACAGGCTGGAATTGTGGTGACTGTGGTGCAGAGAAAAACCGTAGCGATCAATGTAGATCCTGTGGTTCACCAGCGAGATACCATAGAAACGATCCAGTAAAAAATCCACATTTACAGAAAGAAGATCTAAAACAAGACTTCCAAAAAGCAGCTGATGCCGGATCTAACCTGCGCAAATTTATCAAGAGTAAGGCCAAAAAGTTTCAAGATTCAGACACAGCTAAACAAATAAGACAAAAGAAAACAACAGCAGGTGTTAAACCTATAAAAGAATCTAGTGGTTCAGTGGATAGAATGGCTGATACATGGAACGATCATGCAGACCATCCACATCCTAAAGTCCAAAAGCATATTAAGAAAGCAGAGGCAGCATACAATAAAAAAGATCACGAAGGCTTTTTTCACCACACACAGAGAGCAGCAGATCATGCACACACTCTAAGCCAAAATAAAAAGAAATTTGGAATTAAAGAAGGTGCCGCTAAGAATACTCTTGATATATATCAGGCACACGCAGATGCTAAGAAGGCTAAGAAGAAAAAATTTAGAGACATAAGAAGATCTGCTAACATGCCTGCAGGTTATGAAAACCTTAAAGCTGGAAACGAACTAGAAGGCAACGAACTCACAGAAGATTACAGCGATCATAAGAAAAACAAATATGAACTTTATAGCGATGACAAAACAGGCCATCCAAACAAAAAAGCACATGATGATATCCATAAAGCTGTAACGCATCCTTCAGGAGAGCTTAAACATGTAGAAGCTGCTCAGAAGAAACATTCTAAACATGGCGCTGAAGACACAGCTTCAAGAGAACAAATACACAAACACTTTACAAAACACCATGCAGATAAAGAAGGTAAGACATGGAGTTATGTTAAAGAAAATAAAATAGTAGAAATGGTATCAGGCTTTAGAAAGGGAGATGAGAGTGTTAGTAAAAAAGGAACCCTTCATAAAAGTTCTCACATAGCACCTGATAGAGATGGTGGTAAAGTAGCTGATGCCTTAAACAAACATGAACGCTTAAAAACAATTAAGCAAGTACACAAAAAACTTTTGCAAAAGGAAGGTTACTTTAAATCTTTAGCTACTAAAAATGCTGAAAAACAAAGACTAGAACTTTTGAAAAAATCTAAAGATAATGTTAAAAAGACAACTACTGTGGCAAAACCAAATAGAGGCATGGCAGAAGAAAACTTAGACGAACTTTCAATGGAACTAAAGGGAAGACATGCAAGAGCTGCTATTAAACAAACAGGTCAAATGCAGAAACTTAAAGACGATCCTAAAACACCTAGTTCAGTAAAGAAAGCAGCTTCTAACACTATCCAGAAAAGATCAAAAGGATTAGATAAAACTTGGGGTGCTCAAAACGAAGACTTAGCTTCTGGAAGGCCAGCGAAAAAACCAGTATCAAGTAACTTATTAAAGCAAAGAGCTAGAGATAACGAAAAAGCATTAGCAACAGGCTTTATGAAACTCTCACCTAAAGAAAGAGCTAAAGAATCTAAAAGATTATCAGAAGGTGGAGTAGGAGGACTTGTTCCATTATCAAAAGCTAAAGAAGCAGTTAAAGGCATGGAAAAGAGCATGGGTCTTAAAAAGGCAGGTAAAACTGCTAAAGGCGGAACTTTATATAAAAGAACAAAAGTTAAAGAATCAACTAGGGATAATTATAATCCGGTTGTTTCAGATAAGAGAACAAAAGAAAAACTTAAAAAGGCTGGGTTACCTTCAGAGTCACCTAAAATAAATGAAGCTAAGAAACCTATCGTACATTTTAAAGGTAAAGATAGTCTTAAAATGGTTAAGATTAAATACAACAAACCTATTAAAACAAAAGTAACAGACATTGGACCTGGCGGAAAAGAAACAGTTAGAAAAGATTGGTCTGAAGAATATGGTAATGTTGCACAAGACTATTTACAAGAACTTTCACCTAAAACAGTAAGTTCTTATCAAAAGAAAGCAGGTAAACAATATAGAGATCTTAAAAAGACTACTCCTTCACGACAAGGAATAGAAAATGCTTATCACCAAGGATATACCTCAGACAAAGAATACGATAAACAACACGACGACAGAGATAAACTACAAAAGCGTGGTAAAGGACTTGCAGCTTCTAAAGGCAAAGGCATAAAAGAAGATAAAGGAAGAGGACCTACAGGCATAGCTTATACATTAACTCCAGGCCATCCTGATGCAGAAAATCCTAAAACAAGAGAGAAATATCCTGAAAGACAAACACCTGAATATAAGGCTAAATGGAAGAAGAATAGTAAACCTGGTCTAGGACAAAATATAGGCCTTAAAAATCCAATGAAGGAAGAACAACAAAGAGTGGTAGAGTCATTAAGCAAACTAATGTCAACTGGAATGAAGAATGTTAAAAAGTTTCAAGATTCAGATACAGCCAAACAAATAAGACAAAAGAAAACAACAGCTGGAGTTAAACCAGCAGCAACAGAAAAAAAAAGATAAATGAGATGATAGCTGGGAGTGCAGCTTCCGGTACTGTTTCTGATCTCACTCAACAGAAAGACCACACAACCATAATTCCTAAGTCTGCAAAGAAAGACTTAAACAAACGATCCAAAGCAAAAGATAAAAATTGGTGGAAACACCAAGATAAAAATATGTCTGAAAGCCTACGACAACAGTTTGAACCTGAATATTCAGAAGCTAAAAGACGGATTGGCAACAAAATCAGAGGCAAAGTCGGACTTAAAAAGAAACCTGAATTAAATTGGAAAAAAGACCTAGGTATAAAAGAAGCAGAAAATCCATTAACTAGAGAATTACATCCAGAACTATTAAAAAAAAGAAAAAAGACTGTAAAAGAAACAGCAGAATATAAAGCAGCAATGGGTCCTGGTTCTCATGAATGGGGAACAGATATTGGAAGAGATTATTTTAAAAAGATAACACCTGGCCAAAGCAATCCACCTGAAGATCCTATTAAACCTTTAAACATTAAAGCAAGAAAACCTGAAGATGAGAAGGGTGTTAAAGTTACAGAAGGATATTGGGAAGATCGTAATAAGAAAGACAAAGACGCATTAACTAAACATGATAAAGCAATGATAGACTCAGCGAGAAAGTCTATTAAAAAGCATGAAGATAAAAAATCATTAGCTAAAAAGATAAAAGAAAGTATAGATCTATCAGCCATAGAACCTAACCAAGCAGATCACAGTAAACACAGATATCCTAAAGATAATGAAACAGAAACATTTGATACAGGTGATAAAGACCATTGGCTAACAGGTAAAGATGGTGAGTGGTTTATCCAAGATGAAGATGTAGTAGCATTAGATAAAGAAGCAGAGAACATTACATTTGAAAAAACAGTAGACTTAGGGTTATATGATGACGATGAATTAGATTGGGATGATTTCGATAACACACCTGGTTTTGATAATGAAATAGATGTTACAGAGGCCTTATCAGTACAAGGTCGTTTAAAAAGAAGATTTAATGCACGAAGAAACAAACAAAAATTAAAAGTAGCTAGGCGTATAGCATTACGAAGAGGCTCTACTCCAGACAGATTGAAGAAGAGAGCAACCAGGGGTGCAAGGCTCATGGTTTATAAACGACTACTTAGAGGTAGGGATAGAGCTGGATTACCACCAGCAGAGAAGGCTCGTTTGGAAAGAATGATACAGAGATTCCAACCGTTGGTAAGTCGTATATCTGTTAAACTGTTACCTCAAATGAGAAGAAATGAGATTAAAAGACTTACAAGCGCTGGTAGGATGAAGGCCAAAACAAGTAAGAAATTTAAAGCAGCTAAGCCAGTAAAAAGTGCTTCACAGAAAAAGAGTAAGAAGTTTAAAATTAAAAAACAAAAAACATATAAACCACCTAAGAGAAAGGTCGTTAAACCTAGATACGCTTCTGGTGGTCCAACAATTAAGAAAGCAAGTAAATCCTATAAAGCCTTTTCTTATTCCATCGGCTAATAACACACATAAATACCGGTATGAACCACGGTATTATAATGGGTGGTGTGGTTGACTATTATTATGATTCAATCAAAAGAGCACCCGGCGCACATAAAATAGCAACCCACCTTAGAAAAGAAGGCTGGAATGTTGAAGTTCTAGACTTCGTACAGTCGTGGACATTAGACGAATTAAAAGAATTCTCCAGACAGCGAGTAACTAAAGACACAAAATTCCTCGGCCTTAGCGCTACATTTTCCATTAGATTTAAAATAATATTTGAATTTGCCAAATGGTTTAAGCAAGAGTATCCAGATATTCTAATCGTGGGAGGCTCACAAGCATTTCATAACTGCGAAGGAATACCATTAGATTATATGGTACATGGCTATGGCGAATTAGCAATGAGTGCTATTCTTAGTGGCAATGTAAAATACACTGAACATAGGTGGTTAAATGGCCACAAATTTAGACGCGTAGACGCTACACACGATTACATGGCAGCGCGTATGAAAGACCTAAGTACGCATTACGAGGAAAGGGACTATATAGAGCCACAGGAGGTCCTCACAGTAGAGTTTGGCCGTGGATGTATATTTAACTGCCACTTTTGTACATTAACCTACAGGAACATTAAAGACGATCACAGCAGGGCTGAGGATAACTTATATAAAGAACTGTTAGAAAACTACAACAAATGGGGCACAACAAATTACTCTATATCAGATGAAACGGTTAATGATTACACAGAAAAAATAGAAAGATTTGCAGGCGCTATTAGAAAACTACCTTTCAGACCCAATATGGCAGGGTATATAAGGGGTGATTTATTAGTACACAAACATAAAGACTGGCAAGCAATCGAGGATATAGGGTTAAATACACAGTTCTATGGTATAGAGTCCTTCCATAGACCCTCTGCCAGGTCCGTAGGGAAGGGTATGGAAACAGGCAAACTACAGGACGGACTACTAGAATATAAAGACTATATGAATTCCAAAGGGCATTTTCAGGCACATTTAAGTCTAATAGCAGGCTTACCTCACGAAACTTTAGACACATTAAGGGAAACTAAAAGATGGATAGTAGATAATTGGATAGGACAATCAGCACAAATTATGCCTTTATGGATACCAGATCAAACTAGACAATATGAAGAGCAAAGTAGATTTGCAATGAACCCAGCGAAATATGGATTTACAAAAACTACAATGGCAGAAACAAGTAATGGATTCTGGGAAGATGGCCCACAAAAAAGATTCGGAAAGTTATATAAAGGCATTAAATTTAGAGAAGAACAGCAAGAAGGTAAAGTAGTTTACAACACAGAAGAGAGCACATTTCAAGAAGAAATGTCCTTTATGAACTGGAAAAGTGATACTCTTAACCTATATCAAGTATTAGAATACTTAGAAAACGAATGGTATGTAGATGATGAACACATATTACATCAACCTCCATTGCCATTTTCTTATCATAATTGGTTAATAGATCCTAACTACAAATGGGAAGATATGTCTAAACCTATGAAAGACTTACCACCACCTCAAGAAGTGGCAAAGAATTTTATTAAAAAGTATAAGCATAAAAAATTAAATGTTCAAGATGTATAAATACCAGTATAACTTATAAGAAGTGTAATATGGCATACGATAAGAAAAGACTAGACACACTAATTAGGCAGGGTATGATGCCTGCCAAACAGTTACCTATACTACATAGGGCGTTGGAGAAGTTAAAGTCTGGCCAAGTACCAAATCCTTATGAAAGAGAAGCTATATCTAAACTATTAGATAAAACTATGGGATTTCAATTTGGAGACGATATAACTTATCAAAGAGCTAGATTACACACACAAAGAACTAGATATCAAACGGAGGAGTCAAAAGTGGCAAAAGAAGATAAAGAAAGCAAGGTCATTGTTCACGACGGCACCGAAGACGAGGCATCAGCCAACAAAAAGAAGGATAAAGAAGAGAAGAAGAAAAACTCTAAAGATTCTAAAGACAATGGTGAGAAGCAAGACTTTTCGGAAGCAACTGGTAACAGACCTGCAGACAAAGAAGAAGGAGACAAAGAATCTCCTAAACAAGGCGGATCTGTAAAACCCGAAATAACCGATGGTCCTAAACAAGATTCAAAACCATCAATTAAAGAAGGCCTTATAGCAGATCTAGATTCAGAAGGCAAAAGATTAAGAGCTAATAGATTAGGAAAAAGGAGAGGCAAAATTTCTAAAGAGAAATTGGCTAAAGCAATTCCAGCAGCTCTTAGAAAAGAGAAACAAAAAGCAGGATTATCAGAAGATCTAGCTAAGTTCAATAGTTTATATCAAGAGAACTTAGAGAGAGCATTGGCTAATAATAAAGTAGACAATGTAAGAGATGTTCCTGAAAAAATTAAAGCAGATCTTTTCAAACATGTTGAAGAAGCAACAATGTCAGATAAACATCTTAAGATGGCTAAAGGTATAGCATGGGATAAGAGATACCAAGGTTCTAATTATTCTGGAGCAGCCAAAGCAATGGAAAAGGTTAAGAAAGGCCTTTCAGATCATCCAGAAGCTCAGAAACATCTCAAACATGCCAACGAGATAGAGCCACGGCATTGGAAAAAGAAAGGCTTGTCCGATACTGAGAAAAAAGTCAAAGAAGAGGTTGAAACAAAAGCAGACACAGAAGCTAAAGTCGAGAAAACACCTAACCAGATAGTTAGAGATGTTCACAGAACTGTAGCAGATGTAATGGCAGGAAGATCTATTGAGGTTTCAGACGAACCTTTAGTAGTAGATCCTAATGTTGAATCTCAAGCAGAATTAGATAGAACTGTTAATGTACAAGAAGGAGCCAGAGAAGACGCTATAAGAGACATGAAGTCTCCAGGAGCTACAAAAGGAATGGCACCTCAAAAGAAAGAGCCTAAGCCAGGTAAATCAAAACATGATGGTTCAGAGAATAAAGGCCCAGATCATATAGTTTCTCAATTAAGAAAATCTATAAGTCTTGGCGATAAGCATGATGGTGTTAAGTTCCAAGATGGAAAGACGCATAAAGTGAGTGGCGAGCACGCGCATAAATTTTTAAATAAATATATGGGTAGCAAACCAGCAGATAAATTAAAGATGCAGTCTCACGCACATGCATCACATGATAACTTTAAAACACACATAGATTAATAGGAGAAAAATATGTCAAATTGGGGAGCAACTGACGCGGACGAAAGTAAGCCTAAGTATCTTACTACCGCTCAGAAAAAAGAAGTATATGCTAACACCAGTGGATGGGTTGTTGAAGCAGGTTCTACTATGACAGGAAATGGCCGTACAGGCGCTGATCCAGAAGTTCTAGTAGCCATGTCTTCTCTTACAACTAACCTAGGTGTAGCAGATATTACACAAATTGAATGGGTTACAACAGAAGCAGATAAGTCAGCAGGCTTTACGCTTTCAGCTATTGTAGGATTCAATGAAGAAGTAGATGTAACAGGAACACCTCAACTATCAGTTACCAATGGTAACCAAGGTAGTGGTTCAGGTCGTGGCCCACATGTACTTTCATACGCTAGTGGAACAGGTTCAAACGAACTTACATTCTCATTAGTTATAGGAGCAGCAAACGCAGCTACTAACGCAGACGATGTATTAAGCTTTGGAGCTAATCCACTTGCCTTAAACAGCGGCACAATTAAAGATAAAGGAACTACACAAGTTTCTACTATCACAAGTGCAGCGGGTATTGGTACAGCAGCTGGCACAATAACAGTCGTAGCTTAAGGAGTAAATAATGGCAGATAGTAAACTATCAGAGTTAACGGCAGCTACATCAGCGGCTGGGACAGACACCGCTTATTTAGTTCAGAGTTCAGTCTCTAAACAAATAACCGTAGCAAACTTGTTCGCGAATGTGTCTACACCTGTACAGTTTACTAGCTCCATTCAAATAGGCGATCATCAAACTATGACAGCAGTTGGTGCTATTAGCACTGCCTATAATGTCACATTTATTAATGACGTCTCGGGCGGAGGTACTTGTTCTTTAGGAGCAGGAATAGACGGCCAAGTAATAATAGTAATTATGTCTTCCAACAGTGGTGGCCACACAGTACAAATCTCAGGATCTAATGTGGCTCAAACAATAAGTTTAGACTCTGCAGGAGAGAGTGCAACTTTATTGTATGACACAGGATTGAGTAAGTGGTACTTCATTGGAGGAAGCGCAACAGTGACCTAGATTATGACTGAACTTAATGATGATAACTTTTTGATCTTTGCCATAAAAAATTACCAAAATCCCTCATGTACAGGGATGGAGGAATTAGAAGATGATTTAAAACGATTTAAATATTTAAAACGCTTGTTAAATAGATATACGAATACAGGCGAGCCAAATGAAAGGCTAATTATAAATCATTTAATACTTCTTTATAATGTATTTGGTAAGGCAACAACAGAAATGTTGTTTTATAAATTGGAGGAAAAATATTGGTCCGATTTAAAAACTTACTTGGTGTTCTTAAATAGAATGCCACTTGAAGAAGTATATACGCAAGGGTTACAGGTTAA